ATAATAGATATTATTGAGCGTGAATGGCTTGTAGCTGTAATAGATTGGCTCATAGCCATTTTCTTTGAGGATTTCCATGAAGCGAATACAAGCGTCTGTATTTGCTTGCACGTCGTCGCTTGCATGGTCTTCATAGTCAAGAACCAGATAAGGAACTGAAACGGGAACATTTTCAAGGAAATATTTAGCTTCTCTTTCAGCTTCTTCTACGTCTCCGCCGAACCACGCAAAATGGTAGAACCCGATAGGGTTTGATTGCTCTATTTGAGCATGTCGGCAAGGGTTCAGATAGCTTGTACTTTCTGAAATCTTGATGATGGTGTTAGTTGTTCCCATCTGCTCCAAAATCCCTGTAATGTCGTAGCCCTGATGGCTTGCTACGTCGATGAATAAGTCGTTTTTCTTCATTATTTTCTCCTAATCTTCGCTTGGTTCTTGATAGTCAAGCGCTTGCTTGCTATCAGAAATTCCTGCAGTTGTTGGGTCTGGAATGATATTTAAAATATTTACAATCGTCAACCCAACAAGATAAGGGTTTGCAAAGAATTTACCAAGCAAGTCTAAAATGACTCCCCAACTGACCAAGTCCTCCAGTTTAAGATTGAAATATGCGAGAATTGGCAAAGCTAGTGCGAATGCCACTCGCAATAAAAATGTTTTGTTTTTTAAGTTAAAACGTACTTTCCAGTTAATCATGTTTATTCTCCTTTGTTTTTATCATCATCCTTCTCAATCAATCGTTGAAATGCTTTCAGGATCGGCTGAAAAAGAGTGATATTCCCTTTTAGTTTGCGGTAATTTTCAATGAGTGATTGAAAAGTAAATGCGATGTATCCGAGATAGATCGAGTACAAGAATGCGAAACCTGTCCTTTCAGGCAAGAGTACGGACATCGGAATAAGAATCATCAGCAAGAGGACTCCTAAAACCTTACGAAGGAGTCCATTAATGCCGATTTTGCTCTTATACTCGATGTCAGGGTTTGCGATAGCAGCAATTGTCCCTGTCAAGAAATCGATGATTTCCATCGAGACAATCAGTGCTAGAGCGTACAATACCAAACCATCTTCTGTTTGAACGAGGCTTCTAAAAAAATTGAAAAATTCGATTTGCATATATCCTCCTTAATCGTATTCTAAAAGTGGACGCATCTTATCTAAAATAATCGGGTACATTCTCTTATTGCCCTCTGCAGTTGGGTGCAGACCGTCTCCCATAAATTTTGTACGGACGATTTCTAAGACTGGATTAAGCCCAGAATCATTATGCAAGTCAACGCACGGAACAGCATACAAATCTGACACCTCTTTGATTGCTCGAACATAGTCTTGCAACAGGTTTCCTTTGTTATTTGGTGTTGTCTGAGCATTCACCCAAGTCGTACCACCACCTCTAAAATAACGTTTCAAAGGGGTCATAGTCATTACTTTAGCGTTCGGACGATTGATTGCCAACCACTCTAAAATGTACTTGTAAGCACCGTAAAACGTTTCTTTACCTGTATCGTCAATGGTACCGAGTGTAGCATTGTTCCCCCAATCGTTCGTTCCACCAAAAATGGTAACAATATCAGCGTCGGTTGGAATCGTTTCAAGTCGATTGACAAATGGTTTGAGAGTATCTGTCACATAGCTAGATGTACATACTGACGTTCCGCCAATTCCAAGATTGACAACAGTCGTTTCAATACCATTGTTTTTCGCCCACTGGTCAATATAGCGATGCCATTGCCACCCATTAGCATTCACTCCCTCAGTTATAGAGTCCCCAAGACAAGCGATCTTTTTAGTCTTAGTAGCTATCGAAAAACTATTAAGAAATACACGGCCAGTAGTATTATCATAGTACCCAAGCAAAACATTGTTGGTATTAACCACATCACCTGACACAATTCTTCTTTGAACCTTGTCCCAAACTATAAAACCTGCGGAGCCATTTAATGTTACCTCATTTGCATCAATCCAGTTATCCTGTTTCCCAACCTTAACATTAACTCTTGGAATTTTTAGCTTTTTAGTAGTACGTTCATATACAATATTCCCTTGCGGTGCATAGATAATATTATCTGAGTATGTCGCAACTTCATCAGGGCTTACTGGTGTAGTATTATCTATTGTGAAATACCCATTAAATGTAATCTGAGGTCTTGTATGTTGAGGATTAAATACAGCACCAACAATAATGTCAGTAGCTGTTGGATTTCCTGCTGATTTAATCCGTTTTGTTGTCGTATCAATAACAACCCAAGCTGATGATGTAGGATACGGGACTGTTTCCTTAGTGATTGAGTTGACCCTACCTTGTACTAGATAAGTGTTATTACCAATAATTTCAATAGTTTTATTAGTGTTGTTGAAATTGATAGGCTTATCTCCAGCCACGAACGCGAACGTGTCATAAGGACTCACTGCACTTGACTGATAAATCCCGCCAGCAATCCAATCGGAACCGTTCCAATAGTTCCAGTTTTTATTGTCTGTTGTGATATACGTTCCAGTGTCCCCACTAGGTTTTGCTTGTTTGAGAGCTGCAAGATTAGTATACGTTCCTTTAGGACTTGCGGAAGCCATATTTTGCAAGATACTTCTGATTTCTCCATCATCGGACTTGGACGATAACTTGGCATTAATATTTGCCAGATGGTCTGACAAATTATCAAACTCCCCCCTCGCCTTAGCCACTTCCATATTTGTGTTGCCATCAAATGTTGCATCTTCATAGACTCGTTCTATACCGTCATGAATAGCTTGTCGAACATCGCGACCAAAAACTCCTTCCTTGATAACTTTTAAATATTGGTCAATTCCCATTTAAACTTTCCTTTCTAGATTTTCAATTCGTTTCAATAGATCATCTAAGTCAACTTTCTTTGAAATTAGCAAATATTCCAGTTTTTTCTTATCTTGAGTAGATAAGAGTTGGCTAGACTGTTCATTCACGGTATTATTGACAGTTTCAACTGTCTCTGCAGCTGCATTAGCAATAACTCGGACTTCTTCCAGCTGGCTCTGTTGCTCTTTTAGCTGCCTAGTCGTGACTAGTTGCTTGGTCCTTCTTCGGACATTGTCCAATTGCCACTCTTCAGCAGACTTAAACTTGTCGCCAATCGTCAAATTCGATCGCTCAACGCTCACTAGGTCAATCTGACGTGCAACAACTCTCAATCGCTCGTCAATAAACATAACTGGATTGATAACCCTATATGTGTTACCTTCCTCAAACTCATCAAAATTTGGGTTGATGTGCGACAAGTTGACTGCCGATACCGAGTATTGATAGGCTACCGCCTTCTGAGTAGCTAGCTGGCTCTCTCCTGCATGTTTTAAGGCCGTAGGGTCTTCTATATCATCAAACGTGGCAGTTTCCATCTTAATGCCGTATTCCGCAATCAAGTCCGGTCTATCGATGTAGTCCTTGCCATTATTGACAGATGCAATATTTACACGCTGATTTGTCTCACTATTTTGCTTGCCATAAACCAGTAAGCGAGATACGATGCCCTCTGGGTTGATATGTTGCTTGAGCGACAACAAGTTGACAGAGAGCTTGATTTCCGTGTCGCTATCGACACCAATCTGTCTCTTAAAGTCAAGATACCTCTTGCCGTTTTCTTTGCGAATTTGTAGTTCCAGTCCATACTCGTTCAGGATAAGGTCTGTCAATGTAGCAAAAGTCGACTTGGCAGGGTCTACATCGGCTTCCATGTGGTCGCCTGTTGCGATAAGGTCTGTCAAATCACCTGGCAAAAATTCCTTATAAGATTCCAGGTTGTCATTGTGGAATTTCAAGACTTGTTTTACAAAATCAGATTTCTTCCCGCGGTAAATTTGTTGCCTTTGTTTGCTGTCGTTCAGAAAATCAAGCTCCGATTTGGCATTGTATGCAAATGTAAACACTCCACTTTCTGCCATGTCATTTGTGATTGGGGCGATACGACCGTAAAATACTTCTCTACCTGTCCGCATATTGACTACTTGTACCATGGTCTGTAAAGGCTTGATAAGAGCCTTGTAACCAGCGTTGTTTGGCAAAAACTGGAAATCAAACTGGGCAATCTTATTGATTTCAAACTTAATAATGGCCGACAAGAGCTTATTCCCGCCGGCCATTGAATCGTGTATCGGTGTCACGTTGGCACCGTTAATCAAACTAACTGCATACATCAAATCAGCTCCTTAAACCATTTGAACGAGATTCTGCCGTTTCCTTTGATGCGAATTTCATTCTCTTTTTCGAGTGTGAAAAAGTCATATACACGACTACCTGGAATAATACTGAACTGTTGATTCCGCATAGTCAATGTCATGTTGCTGGTCGACGTAATCTCTGGTCGTGCCAAGCTGATGCCTGTGTTGACCAATAGAATATCAAGCGAACCTTTAACATCGAAAGCAATATCTTGGAATGCGTCTAGTTCAAAGTTAAATTCATCCCAGATATCGCTTCCTTCAGCTTTCTCGGAAATCATGAAGGGATAGGCTGTGAATGTGATTTTTAGCACACCATGCGCCCAATCCTCTTCAAAAGCACTATCCCCTTGGACTTCGGCTAGGAAATAAAAACCAGGAATTGCATCGTCATATAGAGGTGCGAGTCCAGTAGTACCCATTAGCCAGTTAATAGCACTTGTTTTAGCCATATTCATGGCTTCTTTCGTGCCATAGATTGTATTCTTGATTTTGATTTGATAGGTCAAGGTCCTCTGTTCGTAGAGCTGCCCGCCGTAAACCGTTGAAAAATCATATTTTTCATTTGAAAATGGAATTGGCACCAGTACCTTCTTTTTGTTAGGGATGCTAATTGACCGTTCATTTAACAAAAGCAAGCCTTCATCTTCAAATGAGTGCCTGCCATTGTATCTAATTCCGTAGTGTTTAGCCAACTGTGCCTCCTCCTTCGATAATTTGAATACGCTGTGCTTGGGCATCTGAAACATATCCCACAATCAATTGAGCGAATGTTTTGCCGTCAATATTTAAAATGATTGGTTGTGGATTTGGTTGTTCCACGTTCACAATAATCTTGTCTTTGACAGTAGACATGATATGATCTGCTATCATTCCAAGTGTGCTTTCGTTTAATGGCAATACCGCTTCTTTACCAGCCTCTCCACCACCCATCAGCCCATTACTGTTCATGCCGAAAATGGTTGGTTTGGTTAAAATACCACCTTTGGCAAACCATGTAATATCAATAGATGGCAATGACCCCTTACCACCGAATCCCCACGGTGCCTCGCCACCGCTGATGTTGAAGCGTGGTAGTTTCGGTCTAGGTAGTGACCATTCAAAGTTAAAGAAACCCTTCATAGCATTGATAGCATTGGAAACAGCATCTCTAGCACCGTTAATGGTATTCGTAATAGTATCTCTAATACCATTCCAAACACTGTTTACAGTATTAAAAATGCCAGACATTATACCACTAATTGTGCTCGATATTCCGTTAAATACATTAGAAATAGTATTGGAAATCGAGGTTACTATATTGCTGATGAATGACAATATGCTATTCCAAATTGTGGATACTATATTGAAAATCATGTTGAGTACAAATTGGATATAGGTCACAATCGCTTGCCAAGTCGTTTGAATGTATTGCTGAATAGCTGTGAGAACTGTCTCAATGATGGACTTGATTGCATTGATTAAGCCGTCTACAACACCTCTCATCGTCTCCCATGCGCCAGACCAGTCACCGTTAATCGCCTGCATAACTGCCTTGATGATTCCAAGTACAGTGTTGATTGCTGTCTCTACAATTGTTTTGATGACTGTCCAGACTGTCTCGATGACTAGTTGGATATTAGACCAAGCGGCTTGAATGAGTGGCTGTAAAGCTGTCATGACTGTGTTAATGACAGATAAGATGGCATTCCAGACTATTTCTGCGGACGACTTGATCAACTCTTGGTTTTCCGTCCACCAGTCAACAACAACTCCAAACATGCTCATGATGAAGTCAGAGATTTCACTTACCACACTATTGATAACTTCCAGGATAGCATTCCATACGGTGGTTACTAATTCACGAAATCCCTCATTAGTCTCCCAGAGATATTTAATCCCAATAATGAGCCCTGTGATTGCTGCTGCTATTAATGCTACGGTTCCGATTATAGGTAGTGCTGCTGTAATCATTGCTCCGATGGATGTTTCAAGTGCGACTGCTGCTGCTTGCAAGGTTAAGAATATCGGGACTAGAATCCCAGCGACTGTGACTACACCTCCCAAAATCACGATGAATTCTTTTACTGGACCAGGTAGACCACTGAACCACTCTGCCATATCTTTGACTATGTTTCCCAGCACTTCAAATACAGGGGCTAGAACTTCAGCAATTGCTGCGCCTAGTTCGGACATAGCTAGCGTGACTGAGTTTTGTGCTGTCTTAAATTTATCAATTGGATCCAGAGTAGCTTCAAATGTCTTTGAAACCGCTCCTACTGAGTATTCAGCAGATTCAGCGAATGATTGGAAGTCAAAAGAACCACGCTTGATTGCGTCAATCATTTGAGGTGCTTTCTTAGCACCAAATATTTCCATTGCTAGTCCCATTGCTTCAGTTTCGCTAGTAGTGTTTTTTATCTTATCAATTGTTTCGATAAGACCTTCTTTCAAAGTTTTACCTTCTTTAGCATAAGTTCCTGCTGCTTTTGTTAAACCTGACAAAGCACCTGAAGCATCTACACCACTTGTTTCAAATTGCCCAAGTAGTGCTACACCTTCTTCAAAAGAAAGGCCTAGCATTTTAATCTGTGGTGCGCCTTCAATAGCTTTCTTCATCAAGTCATCAACAGATACACCAGTCGATTGAGCTGTGTAGGTTGTAGAGTCTAGGACTTTCGCTAAATCACTAGTTGATAGCTCGTAAGCTTCCAAGGCTTTACTTGCTGAAGTGGTCGAATTGGTGATGTCTGTACCGTTGATTTCAGCAAACTTAATCATTTCTACGGATACATCTTTGAGGGCATCACCAGTCAGTCCAAATTGTGTGTTGACCTCTCCGACTGCTTCACCAGCCTTGCTGAAATCAGTTGGGATAGTTGTCGCGATGTTTGAAGCAATATCTTGCATTTCTTTCAAACTATCGCCTGTCGCACCAGTTTTGGTCACGATAGTGTCCATGCCTTCGTCAACTTGCCTGAAGGCTTCTAGTGCATTCTTCCCAAAATCCACAAGTTTCTGACTAATATCAGCTAGCTTCTCTGAGAATTGATTAAGTAGCTCAGCTTTTAGAAGATTGTTCGTTTCAGTCAGAGTTCCAGATGCTTGTTTGCCAGCTCCACCCAAATTCTTCATCTCTTGAGAAAGATTTGAATACGCTGTTTTAGCTTGGTTCAGTTGAGCTTCCATTTTGTTAGCTTCAACAGAATTTTCGCCATATTCTTGCTTGGTTAGTTCTAACTGCTTCTCGAGATTTTCAATCTGTTTAGCGACGAAAGAGGATTGTGCGCCAATCTTTTTCTGCGCCAGAGCTAGTTTTTCGGACTCGCTAGCATTTGCTCCTAGTTGGCTTTCTTGTAGTTTGAATGAACTTACAACTTTTTCAGATTCACTTGCAAGGCGAGTCTGCTCTTTCTGTAAGTTCTGAAGCTGACTCTTATTGCTTTGGGTAGCATTTCCGTTTTCTGCAAGTGCCTGGTTAACGTTTGCTAGTTTGCCTTCGTAACCTTTCAGGACATTCTTAGTAGTTTCAACTTCACGTTGAAAAGCTCGATACTGCTCTTCACCAATCTTTCCTTCTGCAAATTGCTTCTGGACCTGCTCCTCTGCAGTCTTCAAAGTTTCGAGTTTCTCTTTAGCGTTGGAAACCTGTTTTGCCAAGAGTTCCTGTTTCTGGCTAAGCAAGACAACGTTGCCAGGGTCAAATTTCAAGGCTTTATCAATTTCTTTGATTTCCTTGCTGGCATCAGAGGCAGACTTATTGACATTTTTTAAGGCCTTATCTAAGCCGGTTGTGTCGCCACCAATTTCAATATTGATACCCTTAATTTTTCCTGCCATGTGTCCTCCTTTCTTTAAAAATAAAAGTGCTGAGAGAGCGATTCTAGCAACGTTTTCCTTGAGTTAACAAGGTATTCATCGTAGAAATTCTCTCAAGGCACTTTAGAAATTATCAATATCGTCTTGTGTAGCTCTTCTTGTCTTAACTTCGGTCTGTTTGTCTGGATCACGAAGATTGACATAGTCTGTTTGGTAGTCAAGGGCCATGCCAAGTGTGATGTGTTGTAGCTCCTCTACTGACAGACCGACTTCTTTACAGCAGGATAAATAGGACTCTACTGTAAAAAGTTCATCACTTGCATATTCGCTGTCATCGAAGGCTTTTTTGTGTTCATGTTTGCCTCCAGCATTTCCATTAAGACAGGAGCGACGTCTTGGACAGGGAAATATTCCAAATCCATGTAAAAATTGTCGTAAGGCTTGACCGTAGGGTCTCCCGATTTCACAAAAGTCCAAAACAGTCGGTTAAAGAAAGTCATATCGAAATCTTTCAACATGGACATGTCTAGCTTACTGACATCAATTTCTTTCTGTTCTTGTGACAAAGCCACCATTTTCAATAGGGCGTCGCCCTGGAACATGTTCATCAAGTCCTGGAAATAATCACGGCCAAATTGATTTTTGTAAGCAATTGGCGTATAGCCATTAGTTACCAAGCGAAATTCTTTGTCTTCAATCTGAAAAAGTCGCTCCATTAGCCACCTACTCCTTCTGTTGCTCCAAATGTCACGCTTTCTGCAGGTTTGTAAACATTTTTAAACCAATTGTTGTAAACCTCTTTGGTTGTATTTGCTGTTGTCCGAGTCTTAACAGCTTTATCAGATGATCGTGGGACTGATGCAAAGGAAAGTTCCGTAGTGTTCGGGTCTCCTGACTTAGTTTTTGAACCCTGCTTTGGTCGAGTAACTGTACACTTGTACATTACGTGACGAGTAGCATTCTTATCCCCCTCAATTTGGAACATCATCGCAAAGGCTGCTTGCTCCGCATCAGCAAACTCAGACTGTGTTCCGTCTGAAGCTAGCTTCTCCCCTAAAATTTCAGTTTGGAAATACTCGGTCAAGCGAGCAATTGTCAATGTACCTGTGTAGCCCTTGTTGGTTGAGCCGCCATAGTAGGTCACGTTGTCTGCTTGGAAATCAATCGTTTCTCCTTGTGGCTCAATTGTCAACTCGACGGCCCCAGGTAGTGCTTGTGGAGTGTCGTAAGTCAAATTGCCTAGGGCATCCTCTGAGGTAATTTTGGCAATATGGACTTTCTCCAAACCAAATTCAATTTTGTTTTCTGGTTTTTTTGTCATGTTCTTCTCCTTCTTAAATTAGACTGACATCATATATGACTTGATAGAGCCCTTCTGACTCAATGTACATCTCATCAGAAAACTCAAAAAAGAGCTTGTTTTGATTAAACAGGCTCTTTAATGTATCTTCCAATGCTTCATTTTTCTTATTAGTAATCAGTTCTACCGTAACTGATTTGATAGTGTGATACGCTTCATTATCAGCATTGAGATTATCCTCTCCATCCTGATAATAGACTGCGTAGGGTGGTTTAGGGTTTTCCCCTTTCCTGAATTGACGGTAACGGCACGGTATTCCCAATTCATTCATGACAGCTGCAAATTCTGATAGTTTCATTGGCCAATTCTCCTGATGCGTTCTTCAAATTCGGCAATAGCTTCTGCTTCCACTGGTGCGATATGGACCTGCGGGCTCGTTCGTCCACCATCACGGTTGACATGCCCATTTTCAAGTAAATGCGTTAGGCGATAGTCAGGTCCTCTGACATATGCCACATAAGTTCCGTTCTTTAATCGTTTCTTGGCCCATTTCTTTCTATAGTTTCCTGTCATCTTTGGGCTGCTGACCCTTAAGTTGGCTACAGCTTTATCGACAACATCGCTAGCAGCTTCATCAACTTCTTGCTCAACTTCTTCCGACCACTCTTCCAGTGCAGACATGATTTCGCTAGTTAGATCCAGTGCCATTTTTTACTACCTCACAAGTCAATTCGATGATATCCCCATTTTCAAATGTCTTGATGACCTCGTATCTCACTCCTTCAAAATCCACATACACCTGATTGTCATACTCAAAATCGTGGACCTCAAGTACCATGGAAGGATTCATGTTGGCTTGTGATGCAAAATAATACTCTGACCGTGTGAGAGACCGCTTATTGCATGATACCTCAGCACCTACCTCTTTGTAGGTTGGTTGTAGCAACTCATCCAATGTCGGCTCTTCAGAAAGCGAAATTAGGGTGCAATCTTCATTCCATCTCATGACTCTGCCTGCTTCCTATATGTGATTTGATAGTCGTGCAGTTTCTGCTGTAGATAGCGTGGCATGGTTGGCTGGTCTTTGTTGATGTACTGGTAGTATGTCCAATCGGCAACGAAGATAGCATGGTGAGGTAGATTCAGGTCAATGGCAATGCCCTTGACTTGTTCTAACTCATCAATAGAGCTTTTGATAAGCTTTGTTAGATATTCGTCGCGTTTGTCGGACTTGATACCTTCTTTCATTTTAACCAGTTTCAAGACATCTGAATTTTCCATGGCTTACTCGCTTTCTGTTGTAGTGGTTTCTGAGGACAGCTCGCTTGCTAACTCGGACACAGATTCAGAAACACTTTCACTTACTGATTCGGAATGCAGTATTTCGATTTCCTCCAAAACAGCTACAAGCGGTTCTTCATTCAAACCGTTCAGATAGTCTACTCGGTCTTTTGCCGTCACAAACTCCTCATCTTTTCTCCGAAGGCCAATCGGAGATTGGCTATCGGAAAAAGTTACGAGTGCTTTAACTCTTACATCAACTGACTTCATGGTTTACCACCTAACCTGGTGTGTTAGCCTTGTCTGCAGCGAATGTCACATCTGTTGGTGCTGGGGCAACTGCTCCATCTTTACCTGATGCATTGACTGCCACGAAAGCCTCACCAAAGATTGGACGCCCGTCATAACGTGCAATGCCCTTGAAGACAGTATTGTCCTCGATGAATTGAGCATGTTCAGATTGGGCCATGGTTGCTCCCTCACGTTCTGCTAAAATGTAAAGAGAGCCAAAGCCACCGATAATATGTCCATCTGGGATGAAGTTTAGTTCTTCAACATCACCGCCAATGACAGGCAATGTATTGTCAAGACCTGACGCGATTGCTGCAGCCGAGTTGAAACTCATCAACTTAATTTTCAAGTCTTGATGTGTTTTGCGAGACATAGCCCAGAAGACATTGCCGTCTGAGTAGTCGGCATCAATGACATTTAGCTTAGTAGCCAATTCCTGATAATATTTGATAGGATCAGTGATTTTAGTAGGTACTACTGACAAGTGAGTAGAATGCAGGTCAGTCCAGTCTGGCTCATTCTTACCCCAGTAGCTAGGTTTCTGGGTTTCTGCCAAGCGAGTCACAATACCAACAGGCATCTTAGTCCCTTTACCGTAAAGGATAGCCTTATCAAGAGCAAGACCAATGGCTTGAGCGAGACCCAAAAGAATTTCGTTAGCAAGGTTGAGGTCTGAGTCCTTCAAGATGGAATTAGGGACAGCTGTAAAGCCACCAACCTTGTAGCCGTCAACTTCGACTTGATTGAATTTGAAATCAACTTCATTGAGTTTTCCAATCATCTCCGTCCAGATACCTTCTGGGATTGTACCAGCGATGTTCTGACGAGCTTCGCCCTTCACAGGTTTGAGCCAAACTTTAGTGATCAGTTTTGAATATTGGTCCATGTTGTTGCGAAGCAACTCCAAGAACACTTCTGGAATGGTCAATTCTGAACCATTGACAGCACGTTTTTCTTGGATAAGGCTGCGTGTGTTTTCTAGGAATGACTTGACTTCGCTGCGTTCTACCAATTCAGCCATAGCAGCGCGAGTCAATCCACCAAAATATTTGTTTCGTGTCATAGTTGAGAGTTCTCCTTTTTGTTTGTTTCGGTTTTCAGGTTCAGCAGCAGGTTCATCTTTAGGCTCCTTGCCTTCCAATGCAGCCAATTCTTCTTCAAGTTCGTCAATTTCGGATTGGATAGCATCGACTTGGTCTTGATATTCAGCTTGTTCCTTTGTCAAAGTGTCGATTTCTTCTTCGACAGCCTTGATTTCTTCGTCAGACCGTGCTTCTTCGATGGCTACTTCAAGCTGATCACTGCGTTCATCAAAGTTATTACCGTCGTTCAGCTCAGACAAGCTTTCTTTCAAGACCTTAATTTTGCGACGGAGCATGAGTTGTTTTAGCATGGGTTAATTTCTCCTTTAATTGTTTTTTTCGGACTTCCAAGGTCCGATTTTGTAGATTTTCAAAATCTCGTTTCCGAGCTTGAACACTAGTAGCTTCATATGCTGGGAAAGTTACGATAGATACTTCATGTAGGTCAATCTTCTCAATTGTCCACTTGATTGTTCCATCTTCACGGAATTCTGTTGATTCTTCGATGATATTAAAACCAAATGAACATTGATCCACATCTCCACGTTGAACACGAGCATACAGATTAAGTGCATCAGTATCTTGTTCGTTGATAACAACACGGGCCCATAGTCCCTTGTCATCAGCTTCCAAAGTCAATGTACCAGCCTTATTACGACCAAGTACAAGCTCTGTATTGTGATTGATAAGCGCTCGAATATCATTCTCGAGAGTATCATCAAATGCGCCACTTTTGATTTCTTCAAAAGCACCTGGCCACAATTCTGTTTCAGAACCATAGACTGCAAAATAACCTTCAATTACTTTCTCTTGTTGGCCTTCTTGTTGTTCACGAACAGCAAGTTCAGATTTAAAGCTACGAGTCAGATAGGTTGTTCTCTCCACTTATTTCTCCTTTCTCTAGTTTTTTCTGATCGCCAATCTTGTCCGCTGGAATAAAGTTTTCCAAAATGACAAGCTGGTCCAACCCTTCTTTTGGTGGCAAGTTTATCCAATTACGGACTTCATTCCCTTCCATCAATCCACGAATATAGAGATTTGAGCCAATTTCCGACAAAGCCTTGAGGTCGTAAGTCAGTAGACTTCTCCAATTCAAAATAAAATAGTGATGTGGAGAAAGTAGCAACTTGGCTGTCAGTTCCTGTTGAATAATCTCAGCGATGGAGCGTATGCGAGTGGTGACAAAGTTGTCAAACTCAGCTTTATCGAATTTACCGACACCGACAAAAAAGGCTGGTACTTGTAAGATATTGGCAATGGTTGTCTTATCTACTTCCACACTGTCCTTGATGGCAATGTCATTCAGACTAAGTGGTTTGATTTGCTGGACATCTATCATCTCAGCAGGAATAATCCATGGCTTGCCAGCCGTAGAGTTTTTTAGGTACATGTCAAATACCTTGTCACGACCTTCTTCCGAAGCAAGCTCTGCCGTATTGGCATCCGTCTTGACAATCAGAGATGGCATATACTTCCCAGACATAAATTCATTTTTTGTATCCGAAGCCTGCTTGAGATTTTTCAGCAGGTCAGCCATGACAACCCTATACCCTTGCCCAAGCCAAGGCTTTTCAGGGTGGACATTCATGGCAAAGTGTAGCACTTCGTCAGGTCCATACACTTCTTGGTAATCATAGACAACTTGATAGTCAAAGCTAGTCCCGTCAAATCGTATTTTTGATGGTGGCAATGGTTTCAAGTCAGCAATCAAGCCATCTTTGTCAATGATTGGATAGACAACGCTATTCCCATCGCCTTCCAAAAGCATTGACCTGACAATGTTGGCTACCCACTTCTTACGGCTCATCCACTTGTAAGGATTGACATCAATCTTGCGAGATAGCTCATTCTTGAGCCGAATGTCGCCTTTTTCTGTGTTCTCCATCAAGTGGATGGTCATGGACGAAACCATGTCAGCAATCCTATCAACCGCCGTCCGAACTTCTGGACAATCAGCAAGCCGAATATAACCCTGTGACATGGATTTTTTGAAAAAATCCTCTGACACAAAGACTTGCATAGCAGATGATGGCTCAGACCGAATTTGATTTGTGTTGTTTTTCTTTCGTTTTTTCAATTTCTTCCTCCGTTCAACCAAGCAGAAGCGTTGCCTGATTTCTCGCTATCTTCTAGCATTTGACAAGCAGCAAACACCGACGCATCGAATAAGTCAATACGCATAGACTTCTCGACCTTTTCATACTGGATCATGTCATCGACCTTTTCAATCCCACGGACATTTCCGACACAATACTCATATGCGTCAGAATGGCAATAGTAAAATTTCCCGTTGAGTGACTTGGTTTCAATTCGTCTGAAGCCTTCCGACTTTTTCCAGAAATACTGTGGAGCATCCACAATCTTGAACTTGGCCTTTTTCATACCTGAGAAGAACTCACGACCGAACTTCTTATCAAATCCCACACGTTGGATCTTGAAACCCATATCCCTCATACTGACAAACCAATTCACGATGTCGTCATAGGAAACTGTTGGAGTGTTTGACATGGTCAACCATCCATCTTGTTCCCAACCAAACAATGGAATACCATCATCATTAGCCTTCTGATGTGCAGCAGTAATTGGGAAGAATGCATGAGTGATAACAATGTCCACATCTTCATAAGTTCCGTATAGAGCTGCAGCAGTCAAATCATGAAGCTTGGACAAGTCTGCACCACCATACCATTTGATAGGCAACTTAACCAAGTCTTCCAAGGTCCAGTCATAATTCAAATCAGAGTTGATAAAGTCCTGAACATTGAAATATGCCGTCATTGAGTTAGTGAAGACATTGAGGGTCTTGTTAAAGAATTCATTCCGTGTCTGTGGATCAGCCAATGCGACCTCTGCATCGTGGACAAGTTCCTTGAGCTCGACCGTCACACCAAGCGACGGATTGGCTTGCTGGATGTAGATTGGGTTAGTGAAATCGACTATTTTCCCATCTTTATCGGTATCCGCATCACAGATAAACAAGAAATAACTGTCATCTTCCACAGTTCCATCAAGAACCTTGTCGCAGTACTTCAACCGCTGGGCTAAGAAACCGTTTGGCTTGTCCCCTGCAGTCGTGATGGCCATAAGCAACTTATTTCGATAAGCCCGCTGGGCATTTTTCATCAGCGTGTACTTCTTGGATGACTTCATCCCGTGGATCTCATCTAGAATGATGATGTTCCCGTTGAATGAGTCCAGATTGTCTTCTTCAGCAGCAAGAGCATTGATGGTGAAAGAGCCTTTGGAAAACTCCTTACGGATTACATGCTCATTATTGTTATCCTTGATTTTGATGGACTTATCTTTCCAGTACTTGACTGTATGCGTTAAAAAGTCAAAACTCTCTCGTGTTTGTTTGAGAGAGTTGGCTAGGATATACACATTTGAGCCACTTTGGTTATCTAAGATAGCAGCTGTCAAAGCCAGGGCAGAGGCAAATGGTGTTTTACCGTTTTTCCGTGGCAACATAAAAAGCGCTTCAGTGAAACGCCTTATTGTTGTATTTTTACGATAAAAACCAAAGAGATTGACGATACAGAAAATCTGCCAAGGTTGCAAAATGAAAGGGGCATTTGTTAAGGGCATACCCTCCAAGGATTCGCCTTTCCTGTGTACGACCAAACCCTGAATGAATTTTACTGCAAAATCAAACTGCTCATTTCTAAAATCAAACTTGTCGCTTGCAAGGTCATCGAGAAACCTCTGGCAAGCCTTTATTCTCCTCTTGCCAGCAATTATCTTGCCAGAGACTACATCAGTTGCATAGTCCACCGCTATTTTGAAGTTGGGTGAATTGTTTTTGATCATCATAGCAGATTAGCAATCATGCCTTCCAGACCTCCAGCATCCTTTGGTTTAGGTGGTTCGATTCCGACAGCCTTTGGATTTAAGCCAAGTCTATCCGAATAGGTAACAATATCCTTGCGAAGATTTTCCATGGACTGAACCAACGGTGTCTTTCTCTCAACAATGGTGCCTCTACCTGTTTCATGCTCTTCTGTGAACTGTGACCCATTAGCCAAGAACTCTTCCCGAGCGTTCTGGTAGTCATAGAGCAAGCCAGAATAGATTTCGATGATGTCATCATAATGCTTTGAGTAGGTCCCCATTTCTTTCATGGACTTCACAATTCTGTTTTTGATTGTGCTTTGTCCTTTAGGCCTTGCCAAAAACTCACCTCCTTCCAAAAATTTCGTGTAAAAATGTGACAAAAATCCTCACAGAATTGTAGAGGGGGAAAAAGTTCCCCTTCCCGGTCCCCAACGGCATAGCGTGATTTTAATTTTGAGGGGGGGCTTTGTGAATGACTGAAAGATTTTTATAAAATTCATCAAAAAATTTTTTTCGTTTTCTTTGCCACCACAAACCCTGCCCCACCACTTTGTCGTTGGTTCTATCGTGAAAGGTTCCGTGGACCTTGTTAGTCAGGCTAATCACATTCCAAGATACAAACTCCAACTCTGGATATTCCGATACTGGATAAATGTGATGTACCATTTCAGCTGGAACCGTCTTGCCGTATCTCAATGATTCTTGGCAGAGATACTTGTCACGTTTCAAGGTACGACTACGGAACTTCTCCCAGCGACTAGACTTCAATGTCTTTCTAACTTCCTTGAATGCCATGTTCATACCTCAAAGCATAGACAGCAATGACATCACAATTCAAGTACTCAATTTTTGTGACAACACAGTTGTTGATGTTTTCTAAATCTTGTCCATACCTGACGTTGGCAATATCCTCGTTATCTATGTACAAAGTTATTGCGGTGTCTTTCATGACGGTAGCTAAGTCTGAGAGTTGTATCATCTACATTGTCCTTTCCGAAACAGAAAAGGACAACTTGTTCAGCTGTCCTGCTTGTTTACAAAAATTCATGGTACAAATATAACACGAAAATCGTGAGAAAAATAGTACCCTTTTTTCTCATTTTTCAAAAACCACTTGACAAGTTCTCTGTTTGGCAGTTCCTAAAATAAAACTATACCAATTTCCCTCTCAATCATCTTTAACCTATATTGTGTCACTTTCGCTTTTTTCTCAAAAGTCTTGTAAACAAAAGGTTTTCCAGCTTTCTTATTTTTCAATCTGACACTACTGCAATATGTCACATTCTTATGTTCCTAAACGGAAATTTGCTAAGGCTCGGTCCTGTTGGTCTTGGTTGATACCGATGTATCTTTTGGTAATTGCTGCGCTAGCATGATTGAACAATTCCATGAGCATGGCAATATCCTTGTACTTCTGATAATAGTGATAGCCAAAAGTTTTTCGCATGGTATGCGTTCCAACATTTTCAACTCCACAATCTTCAGCAGCTATCTTGATAATGCTGTATGCTGCCTGTCTTGTCAACGGCTTGTTCTTTCCTTTGCGACTTTGGAATAAGTAATCGCCGACACGTTTGCCTTTGATGTGTTTATCCATTTCCCGTTTGAGAAAAGCATTCATCTTGACCTTACGACGTTTCTTGGTTTTTCTTTCTATCAGCAAAAGATACCAGCCACGGACATTAGACACCTTTAGATTCAGAATGTCGGAAATGCGTAAGCCTGTGTTAATCCCTGTCAAGAATATCAAATAGTTGCGATAGTCCCAATCTTTTAGATAATCACACATGATGTCGATGTCTTCCTTGTTGCGAATTGGTTCAACATAGTTCATAGCCTTTTCCCTCCTTTCTTGCAGATAAATGAAAAAGCCAGTGCATTTCTGCAACTGACCTGTAAATCTGTCGGGCGAGTTCTGGTTATTCTTGAAAGGTGTTCCTCTGAAAACGAAAGGCTCTTGTGGGTATCTATCCGTCTTCTCGTTCCGACACTATCATAATACCAAGATTTTCATGAGAAAAAAAGTAGCCTTTTTTCTCATTTTACAATTCCCCTTTTAATATTGCATACTGCTCCAAGATAATTCTACGACGGCGATAGATTGTTGCATTGCTTAAAAATTTCTGGTCTGCAATTTCTTCCCAGCGTAGTTGTGGGTACTGCCAGCGTAGATTGAAGATTTCCTTGTCTTCGTCGATTAGGTTAGAAAGTAGCTTGTCCACAATCTCCTTGAAGCCTTCCAGGAACTTTAATGTCGGATCATCCGCGAGCTTGACCGCGATGGTTTCTGTTGGTTTGCTGATTCCGATTGAAGTCCCACCTTGGCTGTCTGGGTTTCTGGTAGTTAGCTCTAGCCTGCGTAACTCTATGGTTCGCTGGATACCTCGGAACTTGAATAGTTCTTGGTCCAGTAGTTGAAGTTCCTTGTTGCTCAATTTCTTCAAATGTCACCTCCAAATTATTGAAAAATGTCACTAAAACATCAATGGCATTCCCTAAAGCTTTTCTAATCTCATAAAATGCCTGGCTTATTGCATTTTGAATGTCTGCAAGTTGCTCTGGACTTAGTTTGGCCAGTTCCTGTTCTAACTGTTCCAATTCCAGCTGGCATGCCTGCTTAGCTTTCTTCTTCTTGATTCTTTTGTTCATCTGGTTTTCTCCAAATTTTAGTGATAGCTTCGACAGTGCTGATAACTGTGATACCAATGATAACAGCAACAAATCCTGTTAACCATGGATGCTGTGACATAAATTCATAACCGTTCATACTACTCTTCTCCTCTCTTTCCACTTAATCAATTTACCTTCGTTGTCATTGTTCCAGTACGCCGGAATTCTACCGATGTCTCTTTCAACTTTGACAGAGATACCTAGGTCCTCTCTAAGTTCTTTCAATCTTAGCTGCATCTTGCAAATCTCCTTGCGTATCTCAAATAATTTTCCCTTCAAATATCAGAGTAACTGTTCCTGTTCCGTCTTTGTTCTTAGATACCAAAGCACTACAATCTGAACCATACTCAACACCATCAATTGTGATGCTACGTTTTATTTTGTCAACGTTGATGATGGATCCATTTGATGTCTTAATTCTCATTCTCCATCTCCTCAATTAACCAATCCAGATTTTTACGTGCTTTCTTCAAGTCTTCAAGACCGTTTTTCTTCTGGAAGCGTAACATATACTTGATTGCGTTGCCCCAGTAAAATCCTTCTACTCCTTCTAATCCAAAAGCAAAATTCTTAACAACTTCAATGGCTTCAAGCCCGAATTTCCCCTTATAATGACTAGGGTTGTTGATTTTATCAACATCATTAAATTCTTCCAAAACTTGCTCATAAGATTTTTCTTTCATTTTAATTCCTCCTCATAAAAACCATATCATTCAAACTCCTCCAAGCGAGATTGTTACTCTGATTTCTGAACTCTCGTTTTTTATAAGGAATCTGATGTTTGTTCAAATAGTAATATACTTGATTGTAATTTAGTCCTAATTTTTGAGCGATATCTTTTACAGCCATGCCTTGATTGGCTAGCAAAACTACATCTTTGTGAAATATAGTCAGGTCTAAAATTTTGCGTTTCCCTAATTTTCGGATGCGGTCTCGAACGGCTTTCTCACTTCGTCCCAAGATACGAGCCAAGGTCTTGTACGAAAATCGTTGGTAGTATTTTAGGATATAGCTATCATCTGCGTCCGACCATTTGGACTTAAATTGCAAGTTGGGATTATATTTCTGAAGCTTGGCTAATTTCGACCGAACCGCTTTGTAACTTCTGTCCAAAAACTTGCAAGCTTGCGTTAAATCCTGCTCTTCTCCTGACAAGACGTACCACTCCAGATAATCAACCTCATCTTCTGTCCATCTACGTCCTGCCATAATGTCTACTTGCTCCATGTAAATAATAAGTGCCATCTTTTCTCTTGTTGATATAATACGTGTACTGCCCATCTGGGCTAGCGTAGGAAATCTGCTTCTCTCCTGCCCAAATACCGTTGTCACGCATCATGTGACAATTCTCCATGATCCACTCTACATCAGGCATCTAGTAACTCCTCTTTATCATCTTCTATTCTTATTAAAGCTTTTTGATTTGGAAAATGTGTTTGATGATATTTTCTTGAATACTGTTTTAAGGCACTTAAGCTAGTGCCAGTATATTCGCTTATCTCGTATAACGTTCCCATTGTGACAAATGTATCCCCTTTATACAAAGCCCAATCGCCATTCCATTTTTCATCAACTACCATTTAATCACCTTTCTTTCCTAAAGCCGTTCCGATTTTCTCATTATAGTAACTTAAAACCTTTCCTTGTAACATTTTGGTTTGTGTGATATTGCCAATAAAAAATTCCAATCCTGCACTCATTTCATCCAATAATTTTGCCGTTTTTAATTGGTAGGCCATATCAGGTACATCAATCGTCAGTTTTGACAATCTGGTTAGTGACAATCCTGGTTGATTATTCCCATCTGCACAACGTTCTATTTCTTCACGCTTCATTAACAACCAATGAAATAAATAACGATTGTCTATTATTTCTTTTGGTTCGACCTTAAAACTATCTCCATCTATCCAAAATGGTTCTAGATGAAAATAAACTGCTCCAACTGTACCCTTACGAGTTAAACGGATTGTATCACTTTCACAATTAAACTTGTCTGTTGTTCCTTTTGCGTTCATGCCAGCGCCATAGATAAAATAAGGTCCATCTGTTGCTTTTG